GCGGTAAGCTCCGACGCCTCCACCATAACCGCCAGCTAGCTCAGGCACTTTACCCTGTAGCTGCCTTTCCTCTTTGGTGATGTCGTTTGGATCCTTCCCGAGGATACGCCCAGCAGTGACCTTGTAGAGATCAGGCCCTTCGCCTCGGTCATAGGCCTTGAAGGCCTCTATCTTCCACTGCTCGTCAGCCAGCCACGCCAGCACACGCCCCTCGATGTTCGACAGGTCGGCGATGAGCAGCTTGTGGCCGGGAGCTGCAATCAGAGCGCCGCGCACGGCGAAGGCGCACCGCTCGCTGACGTTCTCATAGATCAGATGTTCGCAGTCGGCTTTAAGGGCTTTGATCGTCGTCTCTTGCGCGCGCTTGTCGAACCAGTCCGGCGTACGAGGCAGGTTCTGCGGCTGGAAGATGCGTCCAGCGTCGCGCCCCGTACGGCCTGCGCCGCAGAACTGGATGGCTCCGCGCAGACGCCCGTCGGACGACGCGGCCGCGCGCAACGCGCCGTACTTGGCCGGGCTTGTGGCCGAAGCCTGCTGGCGAATCTGGAGCAGACGCAAGATGTCCGACGGGAGGTCAGCCTCGAGCAGCTTTGCCACTGTCGCCTTGGTAAGGTCTGGTATATCCACGCCTCGCGAGCGTAGGTACTCAAGAAACTTGTCGCGCTGAGTCAGAGACGTGACGGCTCCGCCAGTCAGTCGTGCGGTATCGTCGGCCAGAGATCGAAGAGTTCGTGCGAAAGCTCGGACAGCAGCGTCTGCGAGTTCAAGGTCGACGCAGATACCACGGTCGTTAATGACTTGATCGATCCGCCATAGGACATTCTCACCCTCACTGGCGTTCCAACGCGGGAGAAGTCTGCGTACATCTCGCATCGCGTCCACATCTCGGGCGGCGTAGGAGATGAAGCGCTGCCAGTCTTCACGGTGCGTCTCCCGTGTCGCGCGCCGGATCTTGGCGTTCTTCGGCCTCGGCTTGGTGAACAGCTGGATCAGACGCTTACCGTCCTTATCTTTAGCCTTGTCTACCGGCAAGCGCAATGCCTCACACAGCTGTTCGAGCTTTGGCGGCAGCGAGTGGGCCAAAGCAAGGATCATAGTGTCCTCGATCTTTTCGGTCGGTATCGTCACGCCCTGATGGCGCAGTACGGTGCGGTCGAAGGCGCTGTTATGGATGATGACTCGATCAGCGCGGTTAGCCAGCTCCTGCAACTCCGCGCGCCAGTGCGGGCGGTCCTGCGTGTCCCAGACGATGACAGGCTCGTCGTTCCACGCGAACGCCACGAGCAGCACCTCGGCGGTCTCGGCGTACTTGTGCGCGCCGTGACCTATAGGCACGTCGTTATAGGTTTCGGTATCTAGGTAAAGTTCCACGTTGCTGATGGCCTCTGTTCAGGAGAGCCGCGCGCCGAGTCAGCAACGATAGGAGGACAGAACCATCCCTCAGCGCGCGACTCGCCGGAACAGAGGCGCGACGGACTGCCGGGGTGGGCAACAGCCCGTCGCGCGCTCTTTATAGTATCAAAGGAAGCTCAAGCCAAGAGCATTTCTGTAGGTTTCGAGGAGCATGTCTCGCTCCGCAAGATCGTCGGGCTTCATCGCGCGGAGCTTGATGACTTCCCGCATGATCTTCGGATCGTAGCCGACAGCCTTGGCCTCAAGGAACACATCCTTGATGTCGTTGGCGATGGCCTGCTTCTCCTCGTTCAACCGCTCGATGCGCTCAATCAGGAGCCGCAGGCGGTCGTCGGTGCTGTTGTGGCCAGCTTCGCTCACACGAAGTCCTCCGCTTCGGGCTTGCTCCGCGCCAGTTCGGCGAACTCGTCCGCAGATGCGGGCGCCGAGCCGCCGCCGATATTACGGCCCTCACCCGAGAGCATAATGCCGCGAAGAGTGCAGTTCACCCGGCGGCCCCACTTGTTGTCCTGCGCCCAGATCTCGAGAGAAACACCCTTGGCGATGGCACCCGAAAACGCCTGACGCTCGATGTCACTCTTGTTGGTCAGCTGCTCGCCATAGGCGTTGAATACGCTCGGCTGCGTCTTAGCGTTGCGCGCCGAGAGGTAGTAGCGGTTCTCAAACCCCTCGTAGGGCTCGCCAGTCTTCTTCGAGCGGTAGACCTTCTTCAAGAAGCAGAGCTTGCCGTCTTCCTCGAGCATAGCGAGGACGCTGCTGGCTTTGTCCTTCCACTGCGCTTCGGCTTCGGCGCGGATGGCGTCTTCGATCAGCTTCTGGTTAGCGGAGTTCGGTTCGATAGGGAACTTAGCGCCGAAGGCCGGTTCACCGTCGCCGAGAGACTGCGGTTCTGCCAGAGCCGGGAATGCGAGCATCACATCTTTGATCATGATATGGGTAGCCATTATGCGTTATCCTTTCTCACTTCTACGACATCGCGGAAATCGTCCGCGACAGATTGCACGGCCAACGCAGGCCGCTTGTCGGTATCAAAAGCCACCGACGGCTTACCTTCGCTTTGGGTAATGATCTGTTCGACCTTCGCCCAACGCTTGGGGTTCCCTTTGAGCAGCTTCTCAGCCTTGGCAGGAGAGATCAAGCTCAAATCATACATCTCGTCGATCCGCATACGAAACGACTTGAACAGCTTTTCAGCGGCCTCTTCGCTAGTCCAGCGGCGGTTGCCACGCTTACCCTGCACGAGCTTGAAGCCATCGACCTTCTGCCCCGCAAGCAGACGACGTTCAACCTCCGCGCGTACCGCCTTGCACCAGTCTTCGATCAGACCGACTTTGGACATGGCGATCGGCAGGTAGTTATCACCGATCAGCATATCGACCTTCTGGGGGAGAAATGCCGCGAACTCATCAACGGTTGAAGCGGCAGACCCACCGACGATCTCAGTCACCTCGGCGCGCAGTGCGGGACAGATCGCCTTCGCTCGGCAGAATCGGCATTGCTTCTCGCCGGGGGAGAGGTAGGCCTCCGCGCCATAGCGGATAGCGCGATCAACGTTGAGCGCAGCGCGGGTCACTTGGCCCTCAAACTCGCGTAGCTGCGCGACCGGTATGCACCAGCGGCTGACGTGGTTTAGACGAGGCTGGTGAATGATCAGCTCCACCTCCTCGAACTCGCACACCGTGCTGTACAGCTCTAGCGCGCCGAGAGCATACATCTGCGCCTGCTCGTTCTCCTCGGCGTCAACATGCACGCCCATGCCGTACTTCAGGTCGATCACGGTGATGCGCCGGTTGATGTGGTCGATCACCACGGCGTCCGACGTGCCGGTGGCGCCCTCCTCCATCGTCATGTGGCAGATCGGAACGCTGCTCTCGATGAGCAGCGTGTGGCCGTCTGCGATCTCACGGACGAAGTCGACGTAGGACTGGACGTAATCAGCCATGTCAGCTGTTACCAGCCATTGGACGGTTTCTTCACCGTCCTCGAACTCGACCTTCTTGCCGATCAGATCACTCGCGCGGTCGACGCGCTTCTCTAGCACCAGCGCGGCTACCTCATGCGCCGCAGTGCCCTCGCGAGCGTAGCTGTTGCCAATATCGGGAAGATCGGCCTCCAGCACGACGCTACCGGCGCAGCGCATCCAGCGATGCGCCGCAGAGGGGCTTAGTTTCGCGTGCGGCACTGTTCGTCTCTCGTGTAGAGGCTATCCATTTCTTGCATCCAGGGGCATATCGCCGCGTGGCTGAAGACGTCGGGAACGTCAGTTACCTGTACGGCCGCTGAAGCAGCCTCAAAGTAGGCCGCAGCCAGCTCAAGGTGGTGGAACATGAGAGATAAGGCTTCCTGCTCGTCTTTCACTGAAGACGCGTCAACGTATATAGCCATCAGAGAGCATCCCTCAGACGGTCGAGCAGCTCTTCGTAGCGCGCAGGATCAATCTGTGATGCACGCTCCACACCGAACTGCGAGAGAACGGCTTTGGCGGCTTCCGGCCCCTTGGTGCGAACCAGCTGAAGCACAAGCGGTGCTATTTCAGCGTCGAAACTAATTTCCCGGGTAGTTTCTTTAGCAACCGGCTCCTCGACCACCGGCTCGGCCGCTACAGGCGCCTCGTCGAAAATAGGTTCGGTCTTCGCTTTGCGCTTGCTTGCAGGCTTCCGTGTGGCTTCCGCAGCGATGGGGGTGGTGGATGCAGCACGGCCTTGCAGACTGGCGCCGATGGCGAGCAGCTTGTCTGACACTTCGGCGATGCTGTTTCCGGTGATTTCAATCTTGATCATGCGCTTTTCCCTTCGCCAAGTCTTGTTCGTAATGGTGCTTCAGATCCTCCAGCCTCTCGGCCAGAGCGATGCACAGCTCGTTGTTGGGGTTGCTCTTGCCCACTTCGATCAGGAGGCGATCGTCGAGGCACCGATAGTAGTCGCGATCGTGCTGCACTTCCTGTCTCCCATGCTTGTGTCCTTGTTGGGCTGGGCGCTTATGCGCGGCGATCCACGCGTTGACCTCTTCCGCGCGGTAGCGAACTCGCGCGTATTTCGTCGCGTCAGTCCGGTAAGCAGGTGGCCCCTTCCCTCGTTTACGCCAAGCATCAAGGGTCTTCGGAGTCACGCCCAGCAGATACGCCGCCTCTTTGGTAGTTATGAACTCGCGCTGCATCACGGCTTCCTCGCGCTAACGCGGACAGCGGTATACCCCTTGATAGTCTTCTGGTGCTTGCTGAACCAGCGCCCATCGACACCAAGCTCGCGGAGCTTGGCTTCGGCCGCCTTCACGTCGAGGATGTTGCGATCCTCTACGATAGAGACCGCAGCGCGATAGGCGGCGCCCTCATGCGCGCCGACACCGAGAGCCTTGACCTCCTCAATCAGAAATGCCTCAATTTCCTTGAGACGAGCAATCTCAGCCCGGATCTCGCCGAGGCGATCAACAGGGGACACGGGGGCGATGTTCGGGATGGTAGCCATTTGCGTTCTCCTTCGTTGCTGATGCGCTCTTTATACCACCGCAAAAGACAATTGCAACACCTAATTTGCGATTTTTTACTCATACAGGATGACCTGTCCGCCCTTCACGCGCAGCGGACCGTCTTTCTCGCGGCTTATGTTGTCGAGGGCGCGGATGACGCGCTGGCGGCGCGTGTCGCGCCTGCCGTTCTCTACGGGCGGCAGGGTCTCAACAGCACGCTCGACCAGAGCGGCTAAGGGTATGACGTCCTGCTTGGGGAACAGCTCGATAACCTCGAGGACGTGCCGCTCGATCACTCCCCGCTTCTTGGCGCCCTTGGCCTCCAAGACCGGCGAGGGCGCGGGGTCTGCTTCGACAGCCACGCAACTCGTTATAGGATCGCCGTCCTCGTCAATGCCCAGATCGACCACCTCGAGCTTGAACGGCCATCGCAGACCATCCTCGCCATCCTTCATCTTCTCGATTACAATCTCGCGGCGGCCGTCATCGTGGCGCAGCACCTCGATCTGCACGTCGGCAGCAGCTTTGAGGCCGGACCATCCACGCGACCCGCGCGACAGATCCTTGCCTGCGTGGTGAACAAGATAAGGCGTCGCGCCGGTCAGGTTGTGCAGTGTGCGGACGTTGGCCAGCAGTCGGCCCATGTCTTCTGACGTGTTTTCGTTAGCGCCCGGAGATACCTGCGCCAGCGTGTCGATTACGATCGCGTCGATATTGCCCAGAGCGCGGATCTCAGCGATGATGTCTGCGATATCATCGCCCTCGAGAAAGTTCGGCGCGGCGGTGATGACGAAGATATCGGGGATCTCGTCCAGTCGCAGGCCGTGGTACTTCGCATACGCTTTGGCGCGGATTGCGAAAGCTCCGCCACCCTCTGCGGCGATGATCACCACCCGCCCTTTCTTGGTGCGCTTTCCTCGCCAATCGATGCCTCTGGCTATGGCAAATGCCAAGTCAAGGACAACAAACGTCTTGCCGCTGCCTGATGCGCCGAAAATGACGCCCAGTTCACCTTTAGGCATGACGCCTTTGATAAGCCACTCCGGCGGTTTCTGGCGCTCAAGCTCTACCAGCGTGCGCGGCTTGAAAACACCGCGTGGCTCGGTCGTCTCGACGCGCTCCGACACATCTTCCGGCGATACGGTTTTACGCGCCTCGTACCCGTTCTGCTTCGCCATGTGGATGACAGAGCGCATGGTGCTCGAGGGGCGACCGGGGCGCTGCTCGAAACGATCCCAAGCGTAGCGCAGGTCGTCCGTGCCTTTGTACTGCACACCAGCACTCGACCAGCTGTCCCACAGGTCGAAGCCAATTTCGCTGCCCTGCGTCTCGTGGTGCAGAGCCATGCCTACACGCAGCCACGGATCGCGGCGCATGCTCGGGTCGAGGTAAGACAGCAGGTTCTGCATCTCGGCCACGGAGAGGCCGAGGGGCGGCTCGCGACCTGCCATAAAGTCGTCGCTGGACACGGATTGATCCAAGCGACCGAAGCGTGTCTCCGCAAACCGGCGCGTGTTATCGTCCACCTCAGCGATGTGGTTCTCGTAACCTAGCAGTCTGCAGATGGGTAACGCGTGACCCGTGAACGTCACAAACCCCTTCGAGCTGAAAGTCTCAAAGCCGAACTGACCCGCAGTTGCGTGCGACTTGCGATTGCCTAAATCACCCTTGAGCACAGCGCGCACGCCGGTGCCGCTGGGGCTGTACTCGCAGTAGGTACGCCCTACGATGTCCATGATCTCGGCGGGCAGATTGCCGTAACCGTCGACGCAGTTGTCAAAGTCGAGGAACGTGTAGCCGAAGTCGGCCATTGGCGCGAAACCGAGGCCGTCATATTGCCTGCCTCGCGTAGCAGCAGCCAGCGCCGCGTCGCGCGCGGCGGCGAAGGTCACGAGACGGCTGCGATCGAGCGGGCCTCCCTGCTCGCCATAGCGACGGTTGCCGTCAGCCCAAAACGGCACCTTGCGTGCTTTGCTCTCGCCCGCATAGACCTCGTAGCGCCAGAGCAGCCATCCGGGCAGCTCGCGCAGCTCTTCCGGCACGTGGACATCTATGATCGCAGGAAATAGCTGCCGCACGTTGGACACAGGCTCCACCCTCTCCGCCTTGTTTATATGAGATCGGCGACAGGAGTGTTTAGCACTTCCACCAGAGCGGGATCCATAGTGCGATTGCGGTCTACCTTGAAGATCGCCTCGATCGCCACGGCGCGCTCAGGCGGAACGAATCCGCGCTTTAGCCAGTAGTAAACGGCCTGATGGGTTACGCCCATCGCCTTGGCGAACTTGAACACCCCACCGGCGCGGTTGATCGCCTCGCGGATCGCTTCACGTCCTTGCATATACATCTCCTTCAAGCGCTTTTTGCTGCGTTATGCGGGGCTCGTCAACGCGTTAAGCGGATTTTACGAAAACAGCCTCTCGTTGGCTTCCCTGATCATCCTGCGCACAGCTCTCTCGGCGATGACCTCGGCAATCAGGCCGGGATTCTGCAGGCACACCATGCGGTAACCGCGCACGGTGCCGGTGCGCATCACGCGCAGGCCATCGTCGGGGAGTTCAATTGGTGTCATTGTCCGTCTCCTCAAAGCTCAAATCTGGCGCGCATATCTTCGATAGCGCGCTTGGGGGCGTTGTGAATGCTTTGCCACGGCCCTTTGACGACGATTTCCTGCACGGCCACACCGTACTCCTTGGCAAGGTCAAGGTAAGGCTCAATCTCCCAGCGGCGCGTGAACGTGTTGCACACAGCAATCGATTGCCGATTTTCCAAAGCCTTGCGCGCCGTTTCAAGGCAAGTCTTGTGGCATGCAGGGAGCCTGAAAGGATCGAATCGGTAATTGCCGCTTTCATCCACCATCCAGTCATCGGCAGAAATGCTGTGTTGCACGACACCGGCCTGAACAAGAGCGTTGCCGAGGGTCGACTTTCCGGAACCCGGAAGCCCGCGAATGATAATAAGCATTGTCGGCCTCCTTTCTGCACCTACGGCACCGGCTCATAGGTTGCCTCAAAAATGTCGGGCTTACATGGATAGAACTCGCCTTGTATTCCGCGAATAACCCAGTCGCCTTCGCTAGCCACATGAAGAGCGCGACGGTCAGCGCCATCCTCTAGGGTTGTAGTCACTCATGCTCCGTCCTTCTCGCTTTGACGGTGCTCGCCATACTTGATGAGATTGGCGCCAAAACGCAGGTAAGCTGCGCCCATAGCATAATCACGTTCGATTGCAGAGGCGTGCTGCTCAAGCAGCGCGCGGATGTCAGCTTCAACGACACG